GAAGCCGGTGGAGCTTTTGAAGTATCCCATACTGAATTCCAGCATGTCCAACAGCGTCGTACTGGATCCATTTGGCGGTAGTGGTTCCACTCTCATCGCCTGTGAGCAGACCGGGAGGGTCTGCCATATGATTGAACTGGATCCGAAATACTGTGATGTGATCGTCCGGCGCTATATTGAGCAGGCCGGAAGTTCCGTAGCGGTGAAGGTGGTCCGTGACGGCCAGACCTTCGGTTTTGACGAACTGGAGGCCCAGCATGACAAAGATTAAACTGGGCAGCCTGTTCGACGGGTCAGGCGGTTTTCCGCTGGGCGGTCTTCTGGCAGGCATTGAGCCGGTATGGGCATCGGAAATCGAACCGTTCCCCATCCGGGTGACTACAAAGCGCCTGCCGTTCGTCAAGCATTATGGAGACGTCAATCGCCTCCATGGGGATGAAATAGAGCCTGTGGACATTATCACATTCGGATCGCCCTGCACTGACCTCTCTATCGCGGGAAAACGCAAGGGGCTTGAAGGGCGTCAGTCGGGACTGTTCCACCAGGCGATACGCGTGATTAAAGAAATGAGGCATAAAACAAATGGAAACTATCCGAAATTCATCGTCTTCGAGAATGTCCCCGGCGCCTTTTCCAGCAACAAAGGCGAAGACTTCCGGGTCGTCCTCGAAGAGATCTGTCATATCTGCGATCCCGAAGTTTCAATTTCTGGATGTACAAAATGGCAACCGGCAGGGTGCATCTTGGGCGATGGGTTCTCAGTCGCCTGGCGAGTATTGGACGCAGACGCTTGGGGCGTGCCCCAAAGAAGAAAACGTATCTATCTTGTCGGACATCTTGCTGGCCATTGTGCAGGCAAAGTATTATTTGAGTCAGAAGGCGTGTCAGGGTATTCTGCAGAGGGCTTTCGCTCGTGGCAAAAAGCTACCCGCTATCCTGCAGGCTGCACTGGAAAGACAGGCGGCGTTATCTGCCTGAACGACCAAGGCGGTCTGGTCATGAGCGTGTCGGAGGATGTCACCTGCACACTCCGTGCCGAAGCGCATCACCCGCCCGTGGTGATGTCTGCCGGATTCTGTACGGAACACTCTGCAAAGGCCAGGTCAATAGGTTATGAGGAAGAAAAGGCGCCGACATTGCGGGCCGGGGCGGTTCCCGCAGCATTATTTGAGAATCATGGAAATGATTCACGGTATTCCGGGCCGTTGGACAGCGCCCCGACCATGGCCGCGAATTATGGCCAGGGTGGGAACAACCAGCCGTTTGTGGTTCATCAGAAAACATTCGGCATCTGCTCCATGGACAGCAACTCCATGAAATCCCCCAACCCCACGGCCGGCTTTTATGAAGCCGACACGTCCCGGACACTCGACTGCAAAGGCGGTAATCCCGCCAGCAACCAAGGTGGCATTGTTATAACGGAACAAATCCAAAATCAGGATGAAGATGCGAAAGTTATAGCTTTTGCCGATAAGGCGGCTACGTTATCTGCAGCTGACGGTCCCAAAGGACCGTCCAGTCAGCAGTTTAGCAACCCTGCAGAAAACTTCGTGGCCGAAGTGGTAAAGACATTTGATGTCCGACAGTCATCGGACGGGACGCAGAACATGCGGAACCACGCCTATGAAAGCGACACATGCCGCACCGTTGACCGGGGTGGGAACGTGCCGGGGAGCAACCAGGGCGGTATCGCAGTGGTCTACCAAAAGACCAGGGAAACATACTGCTCCAGTAAAAACTCCCATTTTACCCGCGCTGCCAAAGAAAAGGCCGGGTCACTGGTGGCTACCGATTATAAAGACCCGCCGTTCATCAATGTGGATTATGCGGTCCGGCGGCTGACGCCTACGGAATGCGCAAGACTGCAGGGCTTCCCTGACTGGTGGTGTGCCGGACTGGAAACACCGGAGCCGACGGAAGAAGAGATCCAATTCTGGACGGATGTGTTCGAGACCCACCGCCGGGTGATGGGAAAAGCGAAACCAAAGACCCGGAAACAGATTATAAGATGGCTGCGTAAACCGCATACCGATTCAGCGGAATATAAGATGTGGGGCAATGGTGTCGCCCTTCCCTGCGTCTATTTTGTACTGGCAGGGATTGCGTATTTTGCAGAAAAAAAGATAGAAAATGTTGAAAATATAACTTGACTTTATGTGCGTTCAGAGTGATATATACACTAACCAAAAAAGAAGGAGGTTCACAAGATGAACGCAAAAACGAACGCACAGGGAAAGGAAAGAAAGAATTTAGTAAAGGCCATCGCCGAGGTTACCGGGCAGGCGGCGAAGTACAACGGAGCGCCTGCCTTCACCTACACGGTTGGGAACTACACCATCGAGCGGGACGGCAGCATCACCACGGAAGACGAAACCGGGATGCAGACCCTTGCAACGGGACTCAGGAACCGGGGATTTGAAATCGCAATGCCCGAAATCAAGAAGGCAGAACCGAAACAGGCGGCAACGGAAGAGATGGACGAAAGTTCCTGGACACTGACGATGCCGAGGGAAGACTTCACGGATGAGCAGATCGTAAACCTCGAAAAGATTATCGCAAGCAAAGCCGACCTGATCAGGAAGGCGCTGGACTGCGAAGACCCTATCGTGATCCTCACGGAAGACAGGGTGGCATTCCCTTGGTACAAGAGAATGTTAGGAAGTAGCGAATCCACCGCCACGATGGCATTCATCGACAGGCTTTGCCAGATGGCCAAAAACTCAAAACGCATCACCGCCAAAGAGAAGGAAGTACCGAATGCGAAATACGCATTCAGATGCTTCCTTCTTCGTTTAGGATTCATCGGGGCGGAATACAAAAACATCCGCAAGAGCCTGCTCAAGAGATTGGAAGGCTCCTCCGCATTCCGGACCATCAAAAGCGAACAGGCCGAAACGGCAGAACAGGAGGCCTGAGATGATGAGATTCCCGAGCAGAGAATTGGTAAAGCAAATCAGAAACGAATTTCCGAAAGGCACACGGGTCGAGCTGGTCAGCATGGATGACCGACAGGCCCCGCCTCCGGGCACCAAGGGCACGGTCATCGGGGTGGATGACACCGGCAGCCTGCTGATGCGCTGGGACAACGGCTCCGGCCTCAACGTGGTGTACGGAGAAGATCATGTCAAAAAGCTGAAGACGGTGAAGACCCTCTGCTACGGCGAGGAACAAATCTGGGACAGCCGGAAAGCTGCGATGGATTACTTTTTCAATGCGATGATGGGAAGCGACGGCAGCGAAAAAGAACGGTACACCAACGTCTACACAAAATTGCTGATGGGCCGGGAGGTGTGCAGCGATGACCGATAAAGTACGGGAACAGATCCTTGCCATCCGGGAGACCGGGCTTACCAACATGCTGGACACACACATGGTGCAGCGCCTCGGATTAGACCGCCACTACTACGATATGGTTATCTTCATCGAAGAGAACCGCACAGAGTACGTGAACTTCATCATGCACGGCGATGATAAGAAAGCAACGACCCGCTTCGAAAAGGACTACGCAAAGGTCATGGAGTGGGAAGACGGTGCGGAAGATATCATCCGACGGCGCAAGGAAGAGATAAAGCAGCTTCAAAGAGAAGGACGGCAGTGCAGGAACGGATTCAGGATGAAGTGCATCAGGCAGGAGCTTGACCGGCTGGAACACGAGTTAGAAACGCTGGTCGACCTGCTGTAAAAAAATTACATCGAAGGAGACTTCCACGCGGAGGTCTCCTTTTCTTATGGTCTAACGCAAGTTATCCACAGGCTCCCAAGGTACTGTGACGGCCCCCACCCAGCCCGAGCATGGCTTGCGAGGCCCGATTTTCGCGTAGTCAGTAAAACAAAAAACAGGGCGTTTCCGTTCCGCCTGCAAGAAAGGAGCAAAAAAACAATGGTTGAAAAAACACAAAAAATTACAGCTGAAACAGAGGTCACTCCTACAGAATTGGCCTGTGTTTTGGGTATAACTGCAAGACGAATTCGCCAGCTTTCAGAAGATGGCCAGCTGATAAAAAGCAGTTCAGGCAAATACAACCTGGCCAGTTCGGTGCAGAGGTATCAGATTGTTTTTTCAAAAGTTAGCAACCAGCCTACAGACGAACAAAAGGAACAGGATAAAAAGCGTGTTAGCGCAGAAGTTTCACTGAAGCAAAGCAAAGCCATCAAGGCTGGTCTGGAAGTTGAAGAACTTCGGGGGAAGTTGCATCGTTCTGAAGATGTCGCTTCCATGACCGAAGATTTGATATTCACGTTACGATCCCATCTCATTGCCCTTCCCGGTCGGATTGCTGTTGATGTTGCCGAAGCCGCAAACGCTGCCGAGGCCGCTGAGATCATCCGAAAAGAAACACACCTGATGATGGAAGACATGATGCGGTACCGCTATGACCCTGAAAAATATGCCGAACGTGTGAGAGAACGTCAACGTTGGGAGAAGAAGGATGACTTTGCAGAAGACTGAGAAGGACAGAAAGAAAGCGGAACAGCGAAAAAAGGAAATCAAGCGCCTGAATTCAGTACTTGCCAAAGTGCTGACAGGTTTGAAACCGCCTGATGATTTGACGGTTTCAGAATGGGCAGAAAAGAAGCGCCGGCTTTCTTCTGAGTCATCAGCTGAACCTGGGCCGTGGAGAACATCACGGACGCCATACTTGCGTGAGCCGATGGATGCATTCACAGACCCGAAGGTTCGTCGCATTGTCATGGTAGCCGCTTCACAGGTTGGTAAATCAGAATTCATAAACAACACCATTGGTTACATCATCGATGAAGACCCCGGCAGTATTTTATTCGTTCATCCAACGACCATAGATGCAAAAGAATACTCAAAACTTAGGATCGCACCGATGATAAGAGACTGCCCTACACTGGCAGAAAAAGTTGTATCCCCGAAAAGCCGGGATACAGGGAACACCATACTGCAGAAAACTTATCCCGGTGGCATATTGACTATGTGCGGTTCCACTGAAGCGCACTCCCTGGCATCCAAGCCTATCCGGTATGTGTTTGGTGACGAACGTGACCGTTGGGCTTCGTCAGCCGGCAACGAAGGCGACCCCTGGGGGTTGGCCATGGCACGTCAACGGACTTTCTATAACGCAAAAGCCGTAGAAGTCAGCACCCCTACCATCAAAGGATGGAGCGCAATTGAAGCGTCCTACGCAGAAGGCACGATGGAACGTTGGAAAAGCCGCTGCCCTCATTGCGGGGAGTTCTATGAAATCAAGTTCGCTGACATCCGCTACGAGTATGAAACCAGCGTCGTAGCCGGAAAGAAAACTTTTAAAGTGCTGAACGTGTATCACATCTGCCCCGGCTGCGGATACATAGGAAGTGAAATGGAATTAAAACGCCAACCTGCCCGATGGGAAGCAGAGAACCCTGCGGCCATTGAGCATGGCGTACGTTCTTTTTGGCTGAATGCTTTTGTATCGGCCTGGGCAACATGGACAAGCATTATCCTGGAATACCTGAAAGCCATCGGTGATACGAAAAAGCTGCAGGTTGTCTATAATACTTCTTTCGGCGAGTTGTGGGAAGACCGTGGTGACATTCAGGATGAAGACTCCCTGATGGCGAGACGCGAGGAATATGAAGCAGAACTGCCGGAAGGAGTTCTCTGCCTGACTGCCGGAATTGATACACAAGATAACCGCATGGAATACGAGATTGTCGGGCATGGCCATTTTGGCGAAACCTGGGGAATTGAAAAAGGTATCATCATGGGCGTGCCTGATGAAAAGGAAACATGGCAAAGACTGGATGAACAGGTTTTTGACAGGGTTTTTCATTTTAAGGATGGGCTTGGCCTGCGCGTTTCCCTCTCTTTTATCGACGAAGGCGGTCACTTCACACAGGACGTCCGTCAGGAATGCAACAAGCGGGTCGGTAAAAGAGTCTTTGCTATCAAGGGCATGCCGGGGCCTGACAGGCCATTTACGGCACCGCCAAAAAAAATGCGTATTGTCATAAACGGAAGAACCATAGGCAGTTGCTGGCAATACCAGATTGGCGTCGATTCTGGGAAGCAAAGCATCATGGATAATTTGTTGGTCCAACAGCCTGGCAGTAAATACTGCCATTTCCCGAAACGAGACGATTATGGCGCCGACTTTTTTAAAGGATTGCTGTCCGAGCATCTGGTTTACAAAGCCGGACTCAAGCAGCCATGGCAATGGGAAAAGATTCCAGGCCATGAGCGAAACGAAGCGTTGGACTGCCGGAACTATGCGTTGGCAGCTTTCAGGGCAATGAATCCTAATCTGGACGCCATCGACCGCAAAATCAAATTGTCCCGTGGAGTTGCAGTGCCACAACAGACAGCTGTTGTGCAACCACAGGCGCAACAGAAGAAACAAAACAACAAAAAGAAAAATAACCTTTCAAAATACTATGAGGACTGGTGACAGATATGGCAACAAAAAAAGCAGAGATCCAGAAAAGACTGGCCTTTCGTCAGGAGATGCTTGAAGAACTGCGAAAAGCATATACTGCGCTGGTTAAAGGCGGCGCGAAATCATACCGCATCCATAACCGGGAACTGACAAGGTTTGATATTTCCGCTTTGACGGAAGAAATCAGGAAAATGGAAGAGGAAGTGGACGCGCTGGAAGCACAACTGGAAGGAAAGCGCCCACGAAAAGCATTCGGAGTGCTTATCCGTGATTGGTGAGGGTACACGCTCTATATTGGGAGAGCTTACCACGGCGGCAGCATCTTTGCTCCTTTCCGGTGCTGTCGCCCTTTAAATTGGAGGCATAAACATGAGGAAAAAGAAACAAAACAGAAGCAGTCCGCAGGCATCCGGGTACAGTGATGCCGGGGCCAGCCTTGTAAAACGTGCTATCCGTGGTTTTAGGGCTGTCAGCCTGTCCCCGCTGATGGACATCGATATGAACAACATGACGCTACGTCAGCGGTCGCGAATGTTGTATATGGCTGCGCCTGTTGCCACCTCCGCCATCGACACAAACCGCACGAAGGTTGTCGGTGTAGGACTTACCATGCAGGCCAGCCCGGATATCGATGTTTTGGGAATGACGCCAGATACCGCAACATCCTGGCGGAAAAAAACGGAAATGGAGTTCAGACTCTGGGCAAACAAAAAACAGAACTGTGATGCCCTGGGGCTGTCCAACTTTCCGGAACTGCAGCAGCTGGCACTGGTCAGCTGGCTGATGAGCGGCGATGTGTTCGCCCTGATCAAGCGGTATGATCCTACACCGTTGAATCCCTATTCGCTGCGCATCCATCTGATTGAGGCTGACCGCATCAGTACTCCGGATAGTGTACGGACAGGCAGTTACCTGATCGGGGCAACGGAAGGAAAAGCGGACAACGGGAACCTCATCCATGATGGTGTGGAAGTAGATGAAAATGGGCGCGTGGTAGCTTATTACATCTGCAACACCTATCCCTTTGAAATATTAACTGACAAGGAAGTCAAGTGGACAAGAGTTCCCGCATATGGGGAAAAAACCGGGTTGCCAAACATCCTGCACATCATGAATGCGGAACGGCCGGATCAGTACAGAGGTGTCCCATATCTGGCCAAGGTAATCGAGCCGCTTCTGCAGATTCGACGGTATACGGAATCAGAACTGATGGCGGCGCTGGTACAGTCCTTCTTTACTGCATGGATTGAAACTATCACCAATCCTGCAGAAATCCCATTCAACGAAGTCGGCGCGGGAGATGTTGCACCGATTCCCGGCGAGAATCCGGAAACGAATATGTCTGCAAGCGCAAACGAATACGAAATGGGACCCGGAACAGTCAATGTGCTGAGTGAAAACGAAAAGGTCGTGTTTGGGAATCCGAACATTCCGACAGCCGGCTTTGATAACTTCCTGAAAGCGGTCTGCCGCCTGGTCGGTTCCGCTTTGGGAATTCCGTATGAAGTTCTGTTGAAAGAGTTCAACAGCAGCTATTCCGCAAGCCGTGCCGCGTTGCTGGAAGCCTGGGAAAATTTCAAAATGTACCGACAGTGGTTCGTGGACGATTTCTGCCAGCCTATCTATGAGATTTGGTTAGCGGAAGCGGTTGCCAGAGGCCGTATACAGGCTCCTGGCTTTTTTGTTGACCCGCTGGTCCGTGAAGCATGGTGCGGGACACGCTGGATTGGCCCGATTCAGGGACAGATTGACCCGTTGAAGGAAAGTAACGCTGCTGTGATCCAGATCACCCACGGCATCAAGACGCACGAACAAATCACCCGCGAAATGGGTGGCGGTGACTGGAGTGACAACGTGCAGCTGCTGAAACGCGAAATGGAACTTTTAAATGATGCCGGGGTAACTCCGGTACAGACGACCGTCAAAGGAGGAAACGACGATGAAGACGATTAACATAAAGCGGCCATTCTACACGATGGCCACGACAGATGGTACGAATGCAGAAATCACCATGTACGGTGAAATTGTGGAAGCGCGTCCCTGGGACTGGTGGGAAGATAAGCCAGCCGATGGAGACTTCATAGTTGGCAGTGAATTTCTGGAAGATTTGAAGCAGATTGAAAACTGCGCCAATATCACCATCCGTATGAACTCTGGCGGCGGTGATGCAGGGATCTCCCTGATGATCCATAACCGCCTGCGCGAACTGGCGGCAAAAGGAAAGAAACTGACCTGCATTGTGGACGGCGTGGCCATGAGCGGCGGCTCTATCATTATGTGCGCTTGCGACACTGTCAAAGTAAATCCGGCCAGTTTGGTAATGATACACAAATGCTGGTCCATTGTCTGGGGTGCCTACAATGCGGATGAACTCCGCAAAATCGCTGAATCTAACGAAGCGTATGACAAGGCCCAGGCGGCTGTATATGTCCGTAAGACTGGCGAGACAGAAACAAAAATCCTGCACATGATGGCAGACACCACCTATATGACTGGCAAGGAAGCCAAAGAAAAAGGATTTGCTGATGAAGTGCTGGATACTGAAGAACCGCTGCAGATTGCGGCCAGTGCAGACAGAAAGATGTTGTTTGTTGGCAAGAGGAAGATGCACATGGCCCCCGGCATGATGTTGCCGGAATCTATCCCTACGGTTGAAGCCGGAGCCGTACCGGTTGAAACAAATACAAATGAACCAAATAAAGGAGGAAGCACAATGGCTAACACTATTGAAGAACTGCGGAAAGAAAATCCTGAACTGGTAGCCCAGTTGGTGTCCGCAGAACGTGCAGCAGAACGTGCAGACGCTATTCAGGCAGAACAGAAACGCTTGCAGGAAATTGATGATTTGGCAGGCTTGTTCAGCGCTGACCTGGTACGCGAAGCCAAATATGGTGAAAAGGCATGCTCTGCTCAGGAACTGTCCTACCGCGCTGCGGTAGATGCTGCGAAGAACGGAAAACAGTTCCTTACCAAAATGACTGCCGATGCGATTGCAAGTAACGCTGGCGCAGTCCCGGCGGCTCCGGCACATGATCCGGAACCCAAGGCAGCTGAACCTGAGACCGACCAGGAAAAGGAAGAAGCTGCAAAAGCCGCTGTTAAAAAAATTTTCCACAAAGGAGGTAAATAAAATGGCAACTCTGAGCAGAAAAATCGGTGAGATGACTTTTGATGGCCTTGTGACCGATGTAAAGCCGAAAGTAATCGTCGGCCCCGGTACCATTGCAAAAGGTGCAGCAGAAGTTACCTTTGAACGTGGCACTTTGTTTGCAAAATCAGCAAGCACCGGGAAATTAGCAATTTTTGGCACATCAGCTACAGAAGGCGACACCCTGAGCGCTGACTGCATCCTGATTGACGATGTGACCGTTGGTACCGCTAATGATGAGACTGTTCCTGTTTATATCGCAGGCTGCTTCGACCCTGAAAAGCTGAAAATGGCAGAAGGTGCGACCCTGACCGAAACGGACAAGGACGTCCTGCGTACAAAAGGTATCATCTTAAAATCCGCAGCGGCTGCACTTTGATGAGGAGGTAAACGAATATGGCTACTTTAAATTTCTTTGATACCTATGTACTGATGGCAATCACGGAAGAGATTGTTCCGAAAACTACATTTTTCCGGGACCGCTACTTCCCCACTTCTGCGGCTGACATCTTCGCGTCCGACAAAGTTCTGACCGAATACCGCAAAGGCGACCGCAAGATGGCTGCGTTCGTGGCTCCCCGCGTAGGCGATATCCCGATGGATCGCAGGGGCTATGAGATCCACGAATACACTCCTGCAAAAATCGCTCCTTCCAGAATCCTGACCATGGACGATCTGAAAAAGCGCGGCTTCGGCGAAGCGATTTACGCTAACAGGACTCCGGCAGAACGTGCCGCCCAGCTGCAGAAGGACGATCTGGAAGATATGGATCTTCGTATCAGACGCCGCGAAGAGTGGATGGCTGCACAGACCATGATTCTGAACGGCTGCATTATGCAGGAATACATCGACAATAACACCCAGGGCGACCAGCTTGAAGTTTACTTCTATGATGGAAACTCTGACCACACCTACAGCATCGCAAACAATTACAAATGGAACCAGACAAACGGCGACTTCTTTAAGGATGTAAAAGCCATGTGCAAACAGCTGGCTTATCGCGGACTGCCTGCCGTAGACCTGATTTTAGGTTCCGAAACGGCTGATGCCATCCTGAAACTGCAGGAAGTACGCGACCTGCTGGATAAGAACTCCGGCATTATCGTTGGCCAGATCAACCAGGAACTGACACAATATGACGGCGTGGCCTTCATGGGCGTGTTGAACTTCGGCGGCTACCGCCTGAACCTGTTCGATGTGTCCGAAAGCTACACTGACGACAGCGACCAGGATACTCCGTACTTCCCGTCCAAGGGCGCCATGGTCACCGCTCCCGGCTGCGGTCATATGATGTACGGTGCTGTCACCCAGATTGATTACGGTTCCACGGAATTCCGCACTCATGCAAAGAGCCGTGTACCCAAATTCATTCTGGATCAGGAAAATGACATCCGGAAACTGCGTCTGACCAGCAGACCGTTGGCAGCTCCGAAGAACTACTGCCCGTACATTTACGCGGCTAACGCTATTAACTGACGGAGGGCGCTATGGTTGAAATCAGAATAGTAAATGGCGTCGCAGCGGTCCATCCTGATGGTGAATTCAAAGTTGTCCGTAGGGGGCAGACCGCAACGATCGCTGAAGACGAAGCTGCCGAACTGGTAGAGTTAGGCGTGGCCGTCTATACAAAGGAGCCTGTTCTGGTTGGTAAGGCTCCTGAAATCAATAAAGTACAAAATGAAGATGCTGATCCGGACGGAAAAGATGAACCGGAAGATTCCAATCTGGATGATCTGAAAAACCCGGACGGCATTCCTGCGCATCTGGATCCGGATGACCTGCAGGAAATGACCTTTGCAAATCTGAAAAAACTGGCTACTGACATGGGCCTGCCTGTCAACAAACTGCGTTCAAAACAGGCCATTATTGATGCACTGACAGAAGAAACAGTATTCGTTGACCCACAAGATGAGGTTCCCCCGGTGGTAGAAGCTGAGGGGCCTGTGGTATGAGCGGGTTCAAAGAAATGGTTGCTGCCGATATTGAAAAAGTGTTCCTGAATTTGGATGAGTTCGGAGAAGAGCATAATCTTAACGGCACGACCTGTATTTGTATTCTGCAGGACGAATCTGTCGTGAAAGACCTGTCTATTGACCAACAGATGAGCCAAAGTTATGCCGGACTGTTCGGAAGCCGGGTGCTTGTAAACTGCAAGGCATCCGACCTTCCGGAAGTCCCTGTAACAGACCAGTCTTTCCGTGTGGACGGTAAATTGCATGTTGTTGAAAGCTGCGCCAATGACATGGGCATGCTTACCATACAGCTGATAGCCAATGACAGGTAAAGGAGTGAGTGCGGATGGTCAGCATCAAAATTGACACAAAGCAATTTGCCGATGCAAAGAGGCTTCTGGAAACCTTTCCAAAAGAAGTAAAACTGGCAGCGTCTGCCGCCATCAACCGCACCATCACAACAGTCAAAAAAGAAGTCTCAAAAGCAGTTACCAAAAATTACACGATTAAGTCAGGAACTGTAAAACAGACTCTTGAGACAAAACGTAGTAGTGGGAATAGGCTGTCTGGCGAGATACGCTCCGAGGGTTCCCCAATGTCATTAAAACGATTCAGGGTTTCCCGAAATGCCATGGGTACTAATTTTTCAAAAATTAACAGTGCTGTGGATACTGTAGGAGGCACCCGTAAGCGAAAACGCAGCCCCATAAAAGTGCAAATATTAAAGCGAAGAAGATTGGCACCTATTAGCGCAGGCGCATTGTTCAAAACCCCAAAAGGGAAAAAAATGGGTCTGCTGCGAAGAGTGCATAACAGGAGTTACCCCATAGACCTGACAGCCGGGCCGTCTGTTCCACAGATGTTTGGCGCGGAACGAACGCTGGATCAATTAGAACCGCTTGCACAGGAAACACTGAATAAGCGCTTCCAACATGAAATTGAGTTCCGTTTAGGAAAGAAAGGATTGAAATGACCCCTATCAATTTAATGGACAGGCTGGCCGCAAAGCTGCAGAAGCTGATGGACGATTATTCTACGGAACAACCATCAGGAACTTTGCCCATCAAGGTTTATCCGGGCTTTTTTCCAATGCGAACAGACGCTACGGAAACGAACTCCGCTTTGTGTGTTACGGTCAAACAGGTTGTAGACGAAGAAGGAAACAAAAAAAGTTCTGCAATTGTCGAGATTGGTTTTTCCATTTATGACGAAGACCCGGTGTATGGATGGCGTAGCCTGTACAATGCAATGGAGCATGTACGGCAGTATCTGTTGAAAAACCGGATCATCGATAAAAAGCACTGGATTCAATTGCCAGTGGAAACAATCATATTCGATGACCAGTCTCTGGCGTGGCCACAATGGCGGGGAACCATAACCACCAAATACACTATCAGTCAGCCAGAAGAGGAGGGAATATTGTATGGCCGATAAAAAAGCAAATTTCAAAAAAGCTGAAGAAAAGCAGGAAAAACTGATTTACATCGGGCCTTC